AGTGTCTATGATTGGTACTGATAAGATTCCTCTTCCTGGTAAATCAGCTACTGATGAACAGTGGAATGAAGTTTATAATAAATTAGGCAGACCAGAATCTGCTGATAAATATAAACTAGAATTAAAAACTGATGTTGCTGCTGTTGATGAAAATGTAATTAAAACATTTGCAACAAATGCTCATAAGCTAGGTTTAAATAATAAACAAGCTCAAGGCATATTAGAGTTTTACAAATCAACATTAGAAAGTTCAGCAAAAGAAATGTCAGTGAATATGGAAACTGCACAAGCTGAAGCAACTAATACTTTAAGATCAGAATGGGGAAGAGCATACGATGATAACTTAAGAAAAGCTGCCAATGTTGCTCAAACTTATTTAGAACCAGAACTTCTTGATACTCAATTAAGAGATGGATCTAGACTAGGTGATAATCCAAAGATCATTAAAGCATTTGCTAATATTGCTAATCTATTATCTGAAGATAAAATTGTCGGTGCAGAATCTGATAATGTACTTCAAGGTAGAGATGTTGAAAAAGAAATTAATGATTTAATAGGTGATAAGACTGGTCCATATTGGAACAAATCACATCCAAATCATAACAAGACAGTAAATCAAGTACTATCATTGCGAGAATTATTGCATCAATAATTTTATTGCAATCAATTCAAAATTACTATATTGCGATTTCTAGGGAGATTTTTAATTAAATCTTCTTAGAAATTGTAAGACAACTCTATTAGAACCTTACATGCCTGTTGGAAAGACAACCGACTAACAGTCGTTAAATGCAAGATAGCCTATCAATGATGGGGAACTTTCTGAAAAAACTTAAACTTAACTTAACCAAAAGGAAATGACAATATGTCAAATCAAATAACAACTGCTTTTGTACAGCAGTACAGTTCAAACGTACAAATGCTATCTCAACAAATGGGATCAGTATTAAGAGGAGTTGTGGATGTTGAGTCGGTTACTGGAAAGAATGCTTTCTTTGATCAAGTTGGTAAAACAACTGCGGTTGTAAGAAGCTCTAGACACGCTGACACTCCACAAATTGATACGCCACACTCTAGAAGAAGAGTAACACTTGCAGATTACGAGTGGGCTGATCTAATAGACAATGCAGATAAAGTTAGATTATTAATTGATCCAACTTCTTCTTATGCAAAAGCTGCGGCTGCTGCTATGGGAAGAGCTATGGATGATGTAATCATTGCAGCTTTAGGCGGAACTTCATACACTGGTGAAACAGGAACTACTACAGTTGCTTTACCATCAGCTCAGAAGCCGTACAGTGCATCACAAACTGATGGACTAACTGTTGCAAAACTTTTAAACGCTAAAAAGATATTGGACTTAGCAGACGTAGATCCTAGTTTACCTAGATTCTTAGTTTGTGGACCAACTCAAATTAGCGATTTATTAAATACAACTGAAGTTAAATCTAGCGATTACAACACTGTAAAAGCTCTAGCTATGGGACAATTAGATTCGTTCCTAGGATTTAAATTTATTGTTTCTAATAGATTAAAATTAGACGCAACAAACACAGACGACAGACTTGCATACGCATTCACATCAGACGCTATTAAATTAGCGATTGGTCAAGATGTTATAGCTAGAATTGACGAGAGAGCTGACAAATCGTACAGCACTCAAGTTTACTACGCTATGAGCATTGGTGCTACTCGTATGGAAGAAGAAAAAGTTGTCGAAATAGCTTGCGACGAATAATAATAACTAAATAGGAGAAAAATATGGCTGCAGTAAAATCAGCAAATATAACAAACCTTGATAGTGATCCAGTTGTACTTGCTTCTAGCGAAGAAGTCGGTGGAAAACTACGAGTGTTCTACGACAAATATACAGCTGCTACTTTAGCATCTGGCTCAACAATTACTTGTGCAAGGATTCCAGCTAACGCTACAATCCATGACGTAATAGTTAAAGCTGGTGCTTTAGGATCAGGTGTAACTTTATCAGCTGGCGATTCAGGCTCTGCAACTAGATATTTATCAGTTGTTGGAACTTGGAACGTAGCTGGTCAATCTCAGTCTATGTCAAGTGGCTCATCTACAGGTGCTGCTACAACAGCAGTAACTGGTTTGGGTTACAGAACTACAGCAGTAACAGATATAATTCTTACAACTGGCGGAGCTTCTGCCACTGGTGATATTTATACTTGGGTTTACTACACAGTAGAATAATACTACTTTAAATAGTGGGGACTAAAAATCCCCACTGTTTATTATGAAAAAAACAGACAGCATAAAAACAATTTTACATTTACAAAATAAAGATTATATCTATCGTTATGTTCTAGTTGATAGATTTAAATATACATCAACAGCACATAAAGGTTTTGATAAACATTTAGAACTCACAGAAGCTGAGATCTTTGCATTAGTAAAACCTAGACAATTAAGACGTAAATATATTATAAAGAAAGTTTAATATGGCATCAGTTGTAGAAATTTGTAATGGAGCTTTAAATCAATTAGGTGCATCTACAATCTTAACACTTACAGAAGATTCTAAAAACGCAAGACTTTGTAATGCTAGATATTTAAATGTTAGAGATGCAATATTTAGACATCATCCTTGGAACTGTTTACAAAAAAGAATACAACTACCAGCAGATACAGATGCTCCTGCTTGGGGATTTACTAAACAATTTACACTACCATCTGATTCTTTAAGACTACTTAAAATTTTAGATTATGAATCTGATTATCTTGTAGAGGGTAGAAAGATTTTATCTAATAGTTCTACAATGAAAATATTATATATATCAAGAGTTGAAGATCCAAATGAATATGATCAATCTTTAAGAGAAGTTTTATCTGCGGCACTTGCTGCTGACATTGCTTATGCAGTAACTTCATCTAATCCAGTTGCAACACAAATGTATTCTTTGTACCAAGAAAAATTAAAAGATGCTAGATTTATAGATTCAACTGAAGGATATAACACAGATCAAGAAATGGGTATGGCATCTGTAGTAGATTCAAATACGTTTATCAACTCTAGGTTTTAAAAACCATGGCTAGAGTTGCTGTTCAATTAACAAACTTTACAGGCGGAGAATTATCACCACGTTTAGATGGTAGAAATGATTTAGCTAAATATTCATCTGGTTGTAAAACATTACAGAACATGGTTGTTTATCCTCATGGATCTGCAGCTAGAAGACCAGGCACATCATTTGTATCTGAAGTTAAAACGTCATCAGCATTTACAAGATTAGTTCCATTTGAATTTTCAACAACACAAACTTACATTTTAGAATTTGGTAATGAATACATAAGATTTTATAAAGACAGTGGTGCAATATTAGAATCTAGTAAAACTATAACAGGAATTACAAAAGCTAATCCTGGTGTTGTAACAGGATCATTTGCAACATCTTCTTATCCAGTAATTGAATCAACAGCAGTTTATACATCAGCAGGATCTAATGTAACAACAGCTCCAATAAGTATGCCAGCATATACAATAACTGGTAATTTATTAATTATGGTTGTTAAATTAGGATCAACTGGTACAGCAACAACTCCTACTGGCTGGACTTTACTTACATCAAGATCATCAACAGGAAATTCTTATATTTATTATAAAGTTTCTGATGGAACAGAAAGTACCTCTATTAATTTAACAGTAACATCATCTCACGTTTCTGCAATTACTTATAGAATATCTAATTATGAAGGATTACCAGAAGCATCTTTTGCAGCTACTAACGTAAATGATCCACCATCATTAACAACATCTTGGAGTTCAACTAAAAATTTATTTATTGCAGCATGTACAACAAGACAATCTAATAATGCTTTTACAGCAGCACCAACTAATTATAGTAATTTAAAAACTATTGGAGATCCATCAAGCGGAACAACAGCTCATGTAAGACTTGCAACAGCAACTAGAGAAGTTAATTCCAATATAGAAGATCCAGCAGCTTTCACTACGACTGGTACATTAGATAATCCTCAATCAGCAACAATTGCAATTAAAGGTGCAACAACAGATATGGCAAATGGAGATACTATTGTAATTTCTGGTGTTGTTGGAATGACACAAGTAAATGGAAAAAGATTTACAATTTCAAATAAAACAACAACTACATTTGAATTAAAAGATGTTGATGGCACTAATGTTAATACAACCTCTTATACAACTTACACATCAGGTGGAGTATTTAATAGAGTTTATACATTACCAACTCCATTTACTACTGCAGACTTACCTAATTTAAAATTCGCACAATCAGCAGATGTAATGTATATCTGTCATCCTAGTTATCACGTTCACAAATTATCAAGAACTGGTCATACAGATTGGTTTTTAGATGATGTTGAATTTACAGCTGGTCCACTAATGGATCATAATATTGAACTAACAACATTAACTGCATCAGCTACAACTGGTAATGGTATTACAATTACAGCATCAGATATTGTTGGTATTAATAATGATACTGGTTTTCAATCAACAGATGTTAATAGATTAGTTCATTTAGGAACAGGAAAAGGATTAGCAAAGATAACTTCTGTAGCAAATACATTAGTTGTTACTGCAGATGTTATAACAACATTATCTACAACTTCTGCAACAGCCGATTGGTCATTAGGTGCTTGGTCAATAACTACAGGTTATCCTTCTTGCGTATCTTTCTATGAACAAAGATTAGTATTTGCAGGAACAACTGAACAACCACAAACTTTATTCTTTTCTAAATCAGGTGATTATGAAAACTTTGATGAGAATTATCATGGTACAGTAGCAGATGATGATTCAATAACTTATACCATTGCTTCTAACCAAGTGAATGCAATTAGATTTTTATCTGCAACACGAACACTAATTGTTGGTACAGTAGGTGGAGAATTTTCAGTATCAGGAGGTGGTACAGATGATCCTGTAACTCCAACAAACATATTAATTAAAAAACAATCTAACCATGGCTGTGCAAATATAGATGGCATACCAGTAGGAAACGTAACTTTATTTTTACAACGTGCTAAAAGAAAGATTAGAGAACTAGCTTATAACTTTGACGTTGATGGATATGTTGCACCTGACATGACTATTCTTGCTGAGCATATTTCTGAATCAGGGATTGAATCTATGTCTTACCAACAAGAACCAAATCAAATTATTTGGTGTGTAAGAGGTGATGGAAAATTAATTGGTTTAACTTATCAAAGAGAACAACAAGTAGTTGCTTGGCATCAACATATATTTGGTGGTGCATTTGGAACTGGTATTGCTATGTGCGAATCCATTGCAACTATACCAACAGATGACAAAGAATATCAAACATGGGTTATTATTAAACGTACAGTTAATGGTGTTACAAGACGTTATGTAGAATATATTAATCAATTTGATTTTGATGAAACAGATAATACAAATTTTAATTTCTTAGATTCTCAACTTGCTTACTCTGGATCTGCAACTACAACAATTTCTGGATTAGATCATCTTGAGGGACAAACAGTATCTGTTCTTGCTGATGGTTCTACTCATCCTGATAAAACTGTATCTGGTGGATCTATAACATTATCAAGATCATCAACTAAAGTTAAAGTTGGATTGAAATATACATCATTATTACAAACTATGAGAATAGATGCTGGAGCTCAGAATGGTACATCACAAGCTAAAACAAAAAGAATATATAATATTACAATTAGACTTTATGAATCTGTTGGTGTTGAAGTTGGTCCAGATCTAAACAATATGGAATCTATTCCATTTAGATCTTCAGCAGCTTTAATGGATAAAGCCATACCAGTATTTACAGGTGATAAAGAAGTAGAGTTTAGAGGTAACTATGAAACTGATGGTTTTATATATGTACGTCAAACTCAACCTTTACCTTTAACAATTTTATCGTTATACCCACATTTGATTACAAATGATTAATAGATTAATTATAATTCCTTATAAACAAGATCATGGTAAAATAATCATGCAATCTCAAATGAATCACATGCTTACTCAAAGAGATGCTGAGTATATTACTAAAGATAATAATATTGAATGTATGAATTTAGAACAAGATGATATGGCATTTACAGGATTAATTAATGATAACATTATTGCTGCAGCAGGTATGAAAAGAATATGGGGTAATGTAGCAGAGGGTTGGTTCATTGCTAAGAATGATGTATGGAATTATCCAATTACTATTGCAAAGGCTGTTAAACAAAATTTAGATCATTTAGCTAAAACAAATAATATTAAAAGATTACAAACTGCAGTTCGTGCAGATTTTGGAATTGGAATTAGATTTGCTAAATGGTTAGGATTTACTAATGAAGGATTAATGAGACACTATGGTTTTGATGGTGCTGATCATTATAGATTTGCGAGGATTTACTAATGGCACAATATGTAGCAGTAGCTGGATTAGGATATTTACAATATCAACAACAAGGTGCTGCTGGTAAATATAATCAAGCAATACAAAATCGTAATGCCGAAATAGCAACTCAAGAAGCAGCTCAAATAGATAAACAATTAGAATTTGATTTAGGAAGATTTGATCAAAAATTTGATCAATTACAGGGACAAACAACAACTAGAATTGCTAAAACAGGTGCTGATATTTCAGGAACAGGATTAAAAATATTAAGATCAAATGCTCAACAAGCAGAGTTAGAAAAAAATATTATGGAATATAATGCACAAATTGGTCAAGCAAGAAAATTTGAAGAAGCAAACTTTTCTAGAATACAGGGACAAGTTGCAAGACAAACAGCAAAGACAGCTCAAATGGCTACTATCATGAATACAGGAACAAGTTTACTTGGAATGTCAGGATATGGTTCAACATCAACTGCTAAAACAGGTTAATATTTATGCCTAGAATACCAACATACGAAACTCAAGGAAGACCAACAGCTGAAGTCGGTGGAGTTAAAACAACAATGCAAGTTCCTGTTACATCTGATTTTGTAAACAAAGCTCAAACAGCTATTGCAAATTATTATGTTAATCAACAACAAGAAGAAGCAAAATTAAAATCATTAGATTATGAAAATAAAGCATACGTTGGTTTATTTGATATACATGATAAATGGAAAAATCATCCAATACCATCTGAAGCAGCAGATGGATTTCAAAAAGAATCTAAAGATTATATATCTACTTATATTGGTGATAATTTATCAAATGAAAATAATTTTGTAAGAAAAGCGACTGAATCAAAACTTAATGCAGCATTATCTCATTTAAATTTATCTGTTCTTGATAAATCAAGAGATCTATTTGAAAAAAATCAAATAAAAGTTGATAACGAATACGCAACTACTTTTGAAACAAAATTAATGCTTGATAAAAATTTTAGATTTATAGCAGATGAAGAGGCTACAAATTTTGTAACAAGTCGTTTTAATGGTCCAGATAAAATTGCAAATGAAAATAAACAAAATATTGAGTTTCAAAAATTAATGAGAATTAAAGATGATTCTATTGCTTTAATAGATTCAAAAACATCTCCTCCAAAATTTTTAACTGATCTTGCTCAAGATCCAACATTATATAAAAACGCTGATCCAAATAAATTAAGACAGTATATTGCTTATGCACAAACTCATGTTGCAATGAATGCTGATAAAATGCTTAAAGCAGAAGAAAGAGCAGTTTTAAATGGCTCATCAACAGGAGTTGATTATAATTTAATAAGAGAAGGATTCGCAGGAAGCACAGAATATAGCAGAGTAGATGATGCTTTAAAAACTCTTGAAGTTGTTAAACCTGTTGCTAATCAAGTTATTAATTCTAAATTTGGTGAAGGTTACAAAAATATTGAATTACTAAATCTAGAAACAAATGATCCAATATTAAAGAAAAAAGCAATGACGTATTTAAAAAATATGAACGATCAAAAAGTGAATACTATTGTTAAAGATGGTGGAGCAGAATACTTTATTAATAATGATCAATTAGTAAATGGTGCTTTTGATACATTTTTAATTCAGCAAGACCAAACATCATTTAAAACTTACTCATCTTTGCTTAACAAAAAATATGATGAGCAACAAATACCACCAGCATATAGAACCTATCTTAGCAAAAATCAAATAACTGAAATTAAAAAAACATTTGATGGTTTTGAAAATGGTCAGCAAAAATCTAATTATATTGAAACAATTAAACAAACTTATGGAGAATCTTATCCTCAAATATTTAATCAATTAAATAAAAGTGTTGGAATAGGTTTTGCATTATCAGGTTCTGTTAATGATCCTGAATTAAAATCAGCACTTGCAACATCAAATATTAAACCAGAACAATTTAAATTATATTCAGAACAAGCTAAATTAAGATCTGGAGATACACAATTTGAAATAAATTTAACCAGTAAAATATATGATGGTTTAAAACCATATAGACAAATATTAGAAAGACAACCATATACCGATAATAAATCAGTTACAGAAACACTTGGTCAAATAACTGATAGTTTAGCAAAATCTGCAAATGTATTGTCTAGTGATAAAAATAAATCTGCTGCAGATCTAGCATCATTAGTAACATCTAAATTTTTATCTGATTATGATTTTAGTAATGATAATTATTTTATTCCATCTGACATTAATGGCTTAAAAGTAAATAAAAAATTAATAGATGCAAAAGCAAATTTATTTAAAGAAGATATTAAATATGGAAGAGTTGATTTAAATAATTATAATATAGTTCCTTTTGAAGATAATGGAGTTCCAAAACCAAAAGAAACAATTTCTTTAATTAAACAATATGGTCAGTTCTATTTAGATGGAAGTAATGGTTTAGTATTTGGAGTTAAACTTCCTAATGGTAAATTTAAAACAGTTGATACTGTTGATCCTATAACAAAACAAATATCTCCAATTAAAATTGGATTTTTAGATTACGATGGAACTATACCAATTAAAAATAATAATAATAAAAATTATATATTAGATATGGAAAAAATGTTGTCATTCATGGATGTAAAAGATCAATATACAATCAAAGGAATGCCAGCAATGCCATTTTAATTTATGATTCCTATATCATCACAACCACTTGGTGTTTCTGAACAGGATAGTAAAACATTTTTAAATGAAATACCAACTTCATTTGGTGATGCTTTTACATCTGGATTTTCAATGGATTTTAATAATAATCCTTTTTGGGGATTGTTAAGAGGATATGACAGAAATAAAGCTGCAGAAGAAGATCCTACTTTAATACCACAAGCAGAACTTAATAAAAAATATTCTAATTTAGGTTTAACATTTTATAGAGACGAACAAAAAGGATATGTAGATAAACTTGTAGAACAGAAAACAGAAGAATTAAGAAAAGCAGATATAATTGCTCGTGGACCACAAAACATTTTAGCTAAATCAAGTTATTTTATTGGTGGGTTAGGAGCTACAGTTTTAGATCCAATTAATATTGGAGCTGCATTTATTCCTGTTGTTGGAGAAGAACAGTTTTTGTCAAGTCTTGCAACTAAATCATTAACAACTGCTAGATTTGTAAGAGGAGCAAAAGAAGGATTTGTTGGTAACGTAGCTGTTGAACCAATTAACATATTAACTGCTCAAGCAGATCAAAGAGATTATACAGTATCAGATTCTTTAAGAAACTTAACATTTGGAACTTTAGTTTCTGGTGGACTTCACGTTACGTTTGGTAAAATTGGAGACGCTTATAAATCAGTAACTGGTCAAGATAATATTTACACTAAGATTGCTAATGCTGATCCAGCTTTAAGAGAAGATATGATTAAATATTCTCTTGGTCAATTAGCAGAGGGTAAAAAAATTGATATTAATAATTTTTTAGATAGAACGGTTATTGCTCATGAAGATAATATTAAAGCGTCAGCTGATGCACTTCCTAAGTCTCAAACATTAGTTAATTTAGAAAATGAAAAAAAACTTACATTAGACATGGCAGCTAATGTTGAGCCTAAATCAATAGTTGATAATAATATAAAAATAGAAACTCCAAACCCTGTTCTTGAAAAGTTTAAAATAAGATTAGATGAAATAAATCAAAGAATTGATAATGAAAAAATAAAAATTGGTATTAAAAATTATGAAGAAAAAATAGCACCAAAGTTTGAGGCTATGAAAGTAACAACAGAACCAAAAAATATTAATGATAAAGCTGCAATTAAAGCAACTGAAAATTTTGAACAAATAACACCAGTTGATACTAAAATAATAAATGCAGAAGATATTAATATACTTAATAATGAGGCTAAAATATTAAAAGATCAATCAATAATTGAAGATAAAGCAATAAGTGAATTTAACCAATCAGCAAAAGATTATGCAAATGTTATTAATAATGAAATTAATGGTTTAGATAAAAAAATAGATAGGCAATCAGATCTTCTTACAAGTATAAAATCTGGTATATCTTGTATTCTTAAAAAAGGATTATAATGAGCATAAAAGATTGTTTAATTGAAGTTAAAGACGCAGTAAAAGATTTCTTAAATGAACAAGAAGCTAATCAATTATTGCAAAGAATTAAAAATAAAATTGATGATAAAAAAGCAACATCAAAAATAGAATCTACTCAATCAGAAATAGCATCTGAAATTTTAAATGAAGATATAAAGGCAACTCTTCAACAAAAATTAAATAAATTAAATGATAAAAAGATAATGATTGATCACTTTGATTATGTTGTAAAAGAATTTTCAGATGATCCAGTAAGAGGAATAAGAGTTTTAATGGTTGGTACAGAATCATTTAAATTTAAAACAAGATATTCAGTAGATAATGCACAGCTTGAATATAAAAATAGATATATTGGTGGTTTTAATTTAGACATTGAACAAAATAAACTTCTTCCTGTTTTGCAAAACAAACTTCTACATAAAGATATTATTAGAGAAGTAATGGATAATCCATTTTTAAATGAATCTAAAAGAAATATTGGAGATCCAGTAGTTGATCAATCAATAACTGGTAATAAACAAGTTTATGAAGTTGCTAAAATAATTAAAAAATGGAATGAAATTGTTTTAAATGACAAAAATAATTTAGGTGCATGGATTGGCAAAGAAAATGGATATGTGTTTAGAAACTCACATCTTTTAGAAAAAATGCTTAAAGGAGCTGGAGATAATATTAAAGATGAAAATTTACATAGACAAGCATGGATTGCTGATATTTTTAAAGCACTTGATATAGAAAGAACATTTAAAGGAGAAGATCCAGTTAAATTTTTAAATGCCGCTTGGGAAAATATTATTAGTGGTCATAGCATTAGAACAATAGATGGATCTAATTATATAGGAACTGCAAATATAGCAAAAAGACAAAGTGCAGAAAGAATATTTCATTTTAAAGATGGAGAGTCTTTTTATAACTATGATAAAAAATATGGTCATAATGATTTAGAACATGCGTTGCTTTATGGATTTGAAAAATCTGGTCAAGATAATGGTTTAATGAAAATTCTTGGAACTAATCCAGAAGCAAATCTTAATAATTTAATTCAAATGTTAAAAAATCATTTTGGTGGTGAAAAAGCTAGAGTGTTAAACTTTTCTAAAGTTGAAAAAGAATTTATGAATGTTAATGGAAGTTTAAGGGTTATAGCAGATACAAGAAAAGGTGCTATTCTTTCTCAAGGTTTATCTATTACAAGATCTATTTCATCTGCTGGTAAATTAGAAAACTTAGCCTTAACATCAATATCAGATATTCCATCAATGTTTATGGAAATGAAATATCAAGGAATAAATACTTTTCAATTTTTATCTAGATTTTTTACAGAAATGAAAAGAACATATTCTCCAAAAGAATTAAAAGAAATAATGGGACCATTTGCTTTATTTACAGATTCTTTTAAAAGTCAGTTCTTAGAACACTTTACAGCAAAAGATACAATGGCAGGAAAGTTTTCTTCATATCAAGCAAATGTTTTTAAATATGTTGGATTTACTGGATTAATGCACAAATATAAAACTGCAATGGTTCTTGCCATGCAACATCACTATGGAAATTTAACATCTCTTTTATTTAAAGATTTACCAGAAGATGCTCAAAGAATTTTTGGTTTATATGGAATTGACGCTGGCAGATGGAATATGCTTAGAAAAACATCATTAAAAGATTTTGAAGGTAAAAAGTTTTTGACTTTAGAAAACATAGATCAAATATCAAATGCTGATTTACTTGCTTATCTTAAACAAACAAAACCAGAATTTAAACAATTTACACAAAAACAAATTGATAATTTAAGACAAGAAATACAATCTCAATATAGAATGTTATTAATTGATAGAACATTACATGGTCCAATAGAACCTGGTGCTAGAGAAAATTCAATGTTAAATCAAGGATTAAAAAGAGGAACTGTTAGTGGTGAATTATTAAGATTAATAACACAATTTAAATCTTATGGATTATCTGTATTTACAAAAGTATTACAAAAAGAATGGAGTGGATATGGTCCAAATACATTTCTTAGCAGAACACTACCATCATTAGCAACTTGGACTATCATGACTACAATATTTGGTTACTTATCAATGACTGCAAAAGATTTATTTTCTGGAAGAGAAGCAAGAGATCCTAAAGATATGAGAACTGTCTGGAACTCTATAGCTCAAGGAGGAGGTGGTGGAGTATTAATTGATTTAATAAATGCTGAATTTTCTAAATCAAATGGTGGATTAGCAACTACTTTGGCTGGACCAGTTATTTCTGATTTAGAAGGATTAGCTAAAGGATTTGCAGATGTTGTTAAAGGCAAACCTGGTAAAGCAGGAGTTCAATTAATAAAATTACTTGAAGCAAATACACCAGTTGATGTATGGTTTTTGAAACCAGCGTATGAACATTATGTTGGTTGGCAGTTAAAAGAAATGATGGATCCAGGTTACTTTAGTAGAATGAGCAATACTATAAGAAAAAATACTGGACAAGAATTTTGGTTAAAACCATAGACATAAACATTAAAATATAATAAAGGAACTTTATGACAATATCTTCAACTACAGTTAAGAACAGTTATAGTGGTGATGGATCAACTACTACTTTCTCATACACATTTAAGATATTCCAAGACTCAGATATTCAAGTAATCATTCGTTCATCTACAGGAACAGAAACAACTAAAACAATTACAACTCACTATACAGTAACAGGTGCTGGATCATCAGGTGGTGGATCAGTTGTATTTACAACAGGTAATATTCCAACATCAACTCAGACAGTTGTATTAAGACGTAATATTCCACAAACACAAGCAATAGATTATATTGCTAACGATCCATTCCCTGCTGAATCTCATGAAGAAGGTTTAGACAGAGCAACAATGTCAATTCAACAATTACAAGAAGAAGTAACAAGATCAATTAAATTATCTAAAACAAATACAATGACATCTACAGAATTTACTGTAGGTGCAACTGATCGTGCTAATAAGATTTTAGCATTTGATACTAGTGGTGAGTTAGCAGTTACACAAGAACTTGGAACATATAAAGGTAACTGGACTACTGCAACAACTTATTATGTTCGTGATTTAATTAAAGATACTTCTAATAATAATATTTATATTTGTATTACAGCACACACATCTACAGGATCACAACCAATATCTTCCAATGCTGATGTTGCTAAATGGAGTTTAATAGTTGATGCTGCTTCTGCTAGTACATCTGCAAATGCTGCAGCTAACTCTGCATCTAATTCATCTAACTCTGCAAACACTGCTGCAAACCATGCAAGTAATTCTTCTAACCACGCATCTAACAGTTCTAATTTTGCAAACAATGCTTCTAATCATGCTACTAACGCATCTACTTATTCTGCTGGTGTAGCTGCGAATGCT